CTTTGCCTCCTGATTCTTTAACTTTTTTCTGATACTCCTCCTTCTCTTTCTGGATGGCGGTAATGGTTTCTTTATATTCCTGATCGGCTAACAGCACTCGTTTGTCCTTGCCGTCTTTCATTATGGCAATACGATCGGCCTGTAATTTTAACTCATTGTCGAGGACGGCACGGACAAGGTCTTGTTGGGCGGAAAGACGTTTTTTAGTTTCATTCTCGGCTTTACCTGTTATGTCATATTCTGCTATCTCTTTTTGAGCTTGTTGGATCTCACGAGTATATTTATTCCAGTTCTCAGAGTTCTTTTCAGAGGTAGCTAGAGCATCACGGGCAGTTTCGGCATCTTTCTTTTTTTGCTCCCAATAGGATTTGTTCTTGACAGCATTCTTGTCATTTCCAGTAAGGGAATTTATCTTCCCTGTCGTTTCTTCTATTTGCTTATTGAAAGCATTGAGTTTTATACCATTAATAATATCCGGTACTCCCATCCAAACAGATGCGATATTTTCCGATTTTGTCAGTGTCTTTTCAAGTTCATCCCTTTCCTCGACAAGACGTTTTTTTACATCTTCATAATGCTTTACCTTTTCCTCCACCGGAGTATTAGCCTCCCATTGCAACTGTTTTATCCTTTCAATTTCCTCTTTGTGGTATTTTACGAGGATATTTGCTATTTCTAACTGTTCGTTTAATTTAGAAACCGCCAATCCGCTATTAGGAAGCATGGCGGCACCAGATATAGCTTTTTCCAAGTACTCAATCCTTTTTAAATCCGCCTCATAGCTTTTTACAGCATCGTCCATTTCTCTATTATCATTAATAGTAGAGAACATTTTCTTTTGCTGATCCTGAGGTAAATTCTTGAACTCTTCAAAACTCATATTCCCAAGTTCAGGGAATAGCTTGATAAGCTCTTTATACGCTTTTACTTGGGAATAAACAGACTCAGTCTCACTGTTTATTTTTGAGATAAGACCGTCCGTTTTAGAGGTGAGTTCCTGTTTTCTTTGGGCGGCTTCCTCATGTTCTTTATTAAGTTGCTTTTGGGCTTTTTCTGCGGCAGTAGTGCTGTCGTGGAGAAGCCACATGGTAGCAACTAAACCTGTGACAAGAGTTGCAAGCAAAACACAAGGATTACTCAACATAGTAGCATTAAGCAGTTTGTTAATCTTTAGCAACGCTTCACTTTTCAAGTATAATAAACTTTCAGCCATAGTGAGTCCATTAGTAGCCACACTAACAGCTATTGTTGCAGCTTTATAGCTACCATATGTCACAATCAAAGCAGCCAATATCTTCCCGACTCTCTCATAATTCTCTACAACCCCTGTCGTCATCGAAATAGTCGCTGATGCCACGCCTTGTGTATCCTTACCAATAGAGTTAAGCATCTGATCCCAAGCGTCACCCAAATTTGAAATCTGTCCGGATAACGTTTGAGACTGCTTTTCCATCAGATTATAGAATTGACCTCCCTCGTTGGTCATGTTCTTGATAACCCTCTCTACTTCCGAGAAACCGATTTGTCCGGCTGTGACCATCTTGTTTATCTCTTCTTCGGTCTTGCCTAACATTGTGGCTAATTCCTTAACCAAAGGAATGCCGCGCCCCATGAATTGCCGGACATCTTGCGTAAATAAGCGGCCTTGGGTCTGGGTCGTGCCAAATAAATAGACCATATCACCCAATGGAATAGACAACCCCGAAGCGATATTTCCCAGCCGAATAAGAGTATCATTTACATCTTTAGCCTCTGTTCCATAAGCTAATAACTGCTTTGCCCCATTAGCCACACCTTGTAAATCAAAAGGTGTCTTAGCCGCAGTTTGAACCATCTGAGTCATGAGAGCATCTGCTTTCTCTTTGGAACCCAGCATTGTCTCAAAAGCCATTTGAGTCTTTTGGAACTCGCCACGGACGTTTATCATATCCTTGATGAATTGGGAAGCCGAAAAACCAGCTCCAAATAATGCCGCACCTTTAGCCAGTCTACCGAACATCTGCTCAATACTCATACCGCTCTCTTCTATCTGCTTAGAGGCGGCTCGCACACCTTTGCGTGTCTCTTCCAGTTTACGAAGGAAATTAGAGTTGTCTCCGGTTATATCAAAATGCAATCCTGCCATACTATAATAAATTTGAATTGTAAAATTACCCAGGGCAGACGCTAACGCCATATCTTTGAGCCCTCAATACGAAACCTTCGATTAGTTGTTTCGTATTTCTTTCACCGAATAAAATTACCCGATCAAATCAGTAATCTATAATTTCCTGACCTCAAGAAAAGCACATCTGAACCTATTGTCCTAAACTGCCACAAAACGCCCCCATGAGATTTGACCGTATGTTTTTTGAAAAACCATACGCAACAATCGTTTTATTGTCGTGAAATAATTTGGAGTGATTGAATTTTAGGGTATTTTTGCAAAAACAAATCTATTATGGCACTAATAAACTGTCCCGAATGCGGAAAAGAGATAAGTGATAAGGCGGCAAGCTGCCCTCATTGCGGTAATCCTATGAATCAGACTATACAGGATGAAGAGTTTCTCTGTTGCCCTAAATGCCATTCACGAGAACTTCACGCTGAGCAAAAAGGATTCAGCGGAGGAAAGGCCTTAGCCGGGGCTGTTCTAACTGGTGGAATCGGTCTGCTTGCCGGAACTATTGGAAGCAAAGATGTACAAATCACATGCCTCAAATGTGGGAATAAGTTTAAAGCGGTAGAAGCTTACATCGAAAGAAAAGATCAATCAGAAGACGATAAAATTCTTAATATTATTAGGACCCAAGGAAAACTACAAGCTGTCAAATACTACAAAGAAGCCAAAAAAATAGGATTAAAAGAGGCTAAGGATTATGTCGATAAATTAAATGGAGATATTCCTACCAATAGTAATAATGCAGGTTGCGCCAGTATCATCCTTCTATTTATCCTATTCGGCAGCGCTTTGTATATGATACTATAATTAACAAACAGAAATTATTTCCTTATCTCCAATAACTTCTGCTTTAAGCATAGCACACCCACTATTTTTTTGGCAGAAGCCAATTAGCTAATAGGAAAGGCGGACTAACTACTCGCCTCTCTTTAATCATTTAACATCTCCCTGATAATCTCCTTATTTTTCGGATCATCAGCATTGATGTTATATTTATTATCAAATATATGAAGCTGTTTCATCTCTTCATCATTGAGGAGAACTGACTCTATCTTATCAGCCATAAGCATCTTTAGATTGATATAACTAATACCCCATACGACATACTCCATAGTCCATCCATATCTTTGGCTGGCTGAATCAATAAGCAACCCATATACGCTATGTCCACCAAAAATAAGATTGTGCTTATCTTCTCTCAATTCTGATAATTTTTTTTTCAGCCCTATTTCTCCGTCTATTCCAAGATGATCAATAAAAGACTTCATGCTATCACCAGACAAGGCAAGTACTAACATTGTAGCCATTTCTTCATTATCCAAATTGTTCTTAAACAAATTCAGTCTTCTTTCCACCTTTGAGTTATCGAAAATATCGACCTTGTTGTTAAAGGAATGATATGATAAAATACGACATACAATATCTTTCTTAGTCTCGCATAGTCTCAGAGCTTCCATATATGGATTATGAGAAATAGCACGATCGTTTATATCCAGCTCTTTCATCAGCCTTGAAATCAGCAGCATTTTCCCTAAAGTTACCGGATAAAGATAAAATCGACCTTTACCAATACAAAAGCCGAATGGCCTTTCAATAATAGCATCGGCAATACTCATTTCAATCAATTCGTCGTTTTCCATACAATTTATTTTATAGAGCGGCCTCCCGGACTCGAACCGGAATATCCAGCCTGGTAGACTGGTGCGCTAGCCATTACGCCAAAGCCGCAAATATGGGGGAGGTCGTGATTTACCCCTCCCCATGATGAAATCACACCCCAGCCTGATACACGGTAACAACAGAAGTCTTTCCATCAGCTACCAATGTAATATTGGCTGTTCTGAGTGGCCCCGTATTCGCCGTGGTTTTTACGGTAGCCACTTTCGAGGCGACAGTGACAGTAGCCCATGATTCGCTAGAGGCGGCAGTAACTGTGCCTGTTGCAGTAGCGGTGACGGCCTTTCCGGTCGTATCTGCCTCCTTGTCAAATACGAGTGAACCCGGAGTGACAGGGAGAGCTTGCGCCAGATATGGCTTCACCTGGTTTCCGACGGAAGGTTTCAGCACGTCGAAAGTGTACTTCCACTTCTTGCCGTTCTCCGTGTCAAAAGTCTCTTCTACGGACGGTTGGGAACGGTCGATCAATATGCCCTCGACTGTAGGGTCTTCTGGGGTGAGTCGGACAGCGTATTCCCCATTCACGACACCGTCTGCGTCCTCGATGGGCTTGGAACGCCCCTTGGCGGCACGTACCTCAAACTCGAATACATATGTATTCTTCTTATACTTGACGGCCTCGTTTTCGCCGCCCTCTACCTTGGCCTCGATCTTGTTCCCTTTTGTGGGTGTCAACTTTGTCGAGTTCTCCACCGGGTCAAAAGGAAGCTTGACCCATGTGCCGGGAGATCCGTCTTGGGCGAGCTTGCTTGTCTCAATTGTGGGTTTACCCCATGATAATTGTGCCATATTTTTATTCGTTAGAAATTTGAATTAATAATTTGTTGTTAATAAAGTGTTCGTCTTTGCCATTCACTTCCAATATACGCTGTTTAGAGCCAGTAGAATCTATACGGAAGCCTTCTCCTCTGCATCTAAACAGAAGATCAGAGGATATTTTACAAAGCTCACGTAAACGGATCGTGTTTTCTTCTAGCTGTCCATCCCGTATATTATCGGGAACGTAGATATTCACGTTTACAAAAGCTTCTTGCCTCTGGCCGCTACCATTATCAAGCATGGAAATGACAATATCTTCCTTGTCGGAGTTCGCGGGACGCTTCGTTTTGCTCAACTTACCCGTAACTGTCTTTTCAAGAGCGGACCCCTTGATGATGTTGTAGATGGCATCCTTTATATCAATGTCTGACATCATTTTATTATCTAACTTTTAAGTTTTACCATCATTTTAGGTAGTTCTTGCCTTGCGTACAACTCAGCGGAAGCAAGTACTACCTTGTTATCCATAGCTTCCACAAGTTCAGCATAGTTCATTCCGGCAACAACGATAAGGACATAACCGCTTGAGTACTTTCTTGCAAGTTCTTCGGCCAGTTCTTTGCCTTCCTTGACCCCCATTGATCCTTGCTTCACTTGGTTGAAACCTGAGTTTCGGACGATCCTACCATTTGCTACAATTACGTAACCAATAGAACTACGAAGATTGCCACTTTGGTCGAACCAGCTTGTTTCCTCAGTCCTGTTCCTCGCCTCAGCGACGCACTCATCACCAAGGGCCGCCAACGCGTGAATCATCCTGTCCTCCATTCGCTCAGCCGCCTCAAGAAACGCGGTGTCAATCTCACTTATCGATGTTGTCAGCCTTATACCCATAACTTAGCATTTAACTGTCCCCTGTGAAATCCTTGTACCTGTTTCTCTGCTACTACTATCCCGTTATTCAGAAGCCGGATGATATCACCTATATTGAACTCTCTACAATCCTGATTCAAATAAACCACATATTGATATATGTAAACCTTACCATCCTCGAAAGCTATTTGACTAGCTTTTCCGTTGGGCTCATACCGGCAGGGAATACTACCTTTAAATGAAGATGTTCCGGGATGGTAATCACCGTTATCGTCTTCATAACCTCCTGTGGTTACTTGGTATTGTAATATATGAGGTCTAAAACTTGGTATCATCGGAATGTACATTTAGGTTTGTTAGATAATTCATCCTTCAATCCATATTGTTTGCACAGAAAGAAATAATAGGATTTGATTCCGTCAAAATTCCAAGAGACTGAAACTCCCCCCTCTCCCATTGAAACGGGTCGAAGTAAAAGAGAGGGGATGAACTTCGCTATTGCCACAGAGACACGATCGTAGCAATCCTCATTCATCTCATCCTCTCCGCTTATCTTCGAGGTAAGACACATATCCAAAAGATCGGCCTCCGACAAGTTAATGCCAAAGGTCTGAAACTTCTGTTGTATGTAGTCGTTTACCGTCATCACTCGATACCTAATGCTTCTTTCAAAGCGGAAGTCTTTTCTTCGTCCAGTTCTCCTGCTTTAGAAAGAAGTGTTCCCTCTCTCATATTTGCAGTTACAGAGACACCGATAGACTTCAATGCCTCTACAACGTCTTTCTTTTCAAACTCCTGTTCGAAGAGAAAAATCCCCTTAGAGGCTTTCTTCTCTTCAATAACTTCGGCAAGTTTGCGTTCCGAAAGGTCTTTCACGCGGGTTTCGTCTTCAAAATCGAGGATTGTACCCGGATTGTACACTTCGCCAGTAAACTTGTCTCGGAAAATATCAATCACTTTAATCTTCATAGAATCCTCCTTATCCCTCCGGAACAGCGTTCATGGTTGATAAATCGAAATTCACAATCTTATTCGGAGAAGTAAATTCAGGAATCCACTCAGCGGTGTACTCCATGTATCGACCTTCTTCGTCACGATAGTTACATACTGACATCTGACCTTCAGCGGTATTGTAAGAACGTCCCGGAACCGGATCGGTCATAACATACGGCTTATGGTGGCGCATCTTCATAACCTTGTCTGTCTGCAACAGGGTAATACGGTTATCAGCATAAATCTGCACGTTCTCGCCCGCCTGATTCTCTACGTAATCCTCCTTAATCTCGATCGCTGGAAGTCCGATGCCTGTAAAAACACTGGAGGCCATCTGGTCAGTCACCAACCCTGCATTAACCATGAACTCACGCTCGCCAAGAATCATCTTGAACTTGTCACCGAACTCGGAAGCCCCTACGATGTTCTTCATAAATGTTCCCCGAGACATAATCATCTTAGAGAACACACCGTATTTGGCTTTCAGTTTCTGAATCTCCTGCTGCAAGTAAGAGATAAACATATTTTTTACCGCGGCTTCCGGAGTAAGAAAGTGGAACGGCAACTCAATGTCAAGCAGTTCAATGTTTTCTTTGTTATCCGCCATGTAAACGACAGACTTTCCAGTCATCATCAACTCCGGAACAACGATATCCATACGCTTGTGCGGAGCAAGCAGGATTTGACGATAATCATCAACGATAAAGTCAATAATTTCCTGCAAAATCGTACGCTGGTCAGCAGTGTTAGCAGCATTGAACTTGTCAATGATATCCTGCAACTGTGACAGGCGTTCAATATCCATTTGGTAACGGTCACCTAGATAAGCGATTTCAGTATAACCACTTCCGAGGTTACGTCTTTCTCTCAACGGCTTCTGGTCATTCTTGCCAAGAATAGAACCGGCAACAACACCTGTAACCGTCCCCATATACGTCTTGAAAACGCGCTGTTTGGTTTCCAAGAAATCACCGTATTGCTTCCAGTAGATTGTATCCAATCTCAATTGGAGCACACGATCAATCACCGCCTTGACGATGTTAGGATCTGTAAATAAAGTTTGTATGGTCAAATTCATATCTAAACTTTTAATGATTAATACTCAAACTGGAAACGGCTTGTCAATCCGACTTTATCCAGGTCATGGATCGGAAGGATCAGCTTACTTTCCTTCACTTCATAGGCCTGCATCAGGAGAGTACAAAGAACAGCACCATCGCTTTCAACCTTCTTCGCATCGAAAAGAACAAAGTTTGCTGTATTCTTCTTCTTTGTTCCGTCCACTGCTGTTGCTTCAAAAAGAACTGCGCCTTTAGCAATATTCTCTCCGAAAGTGGCTTCGATAGTCAGAACATCATAGTCCTTGTTGGCCTTGTCGATAGCGGTTACCTTCGCTCCTTTCTTGCCACTTCCAATAAACATGCCGGCATAAGCCAGCGATTTCTTTGCAATTTTGATGGATAAAGCATCTGCTTCAGTGGTGTAGGCCTCTACAACTTTCACGTTGCGAACCGGAACCAGTGTGCGCTTTACCAAATCAGCCTGAACCGGAGTGAATACAGGTAAGAAAGAACCGACGAGCAAATTGGTAATGTCCAACTTCCAGGGGCCGCTCTTTCTAACGCCAGATTCAACACGGTAAAACTCCTGCGGTTCGTACTGCGGAGTTACATCATAATGTGTACCTGCTGCCATGATTAATTTTTGTTTTGTTCAACAATCGTTTTTGTGCCCTCCGAAATCATACCGGCAATAGCTTCACTTTCGGTCTTGTTATCTCCTCCTATTTCAGGGCTTTTCACTTCTGCTAATCCCGCATTAACGAAAGTCTGCTTTGCGTCCTTCATAAAGACATCTAAGTCCGCATCATCTGTAACTTTCAACATGGGAACAAGTGTTTCGGGAATACCGTACTCCTTTGCCTTTGACAAAATCTGTTCTTGACGGGTAGCCTGTAACTTTTCTTGCTTTAAAGCTGAAAGTTCAGTTGAAAGATTCTTATTAGAATCAATCAATGCTTGCGCCCATGCAGGAACATCTTCTTTCTTTTCTTCTGGGTTCGGATTGGGGTTTTCGATTGGTTTACCGTCCTTCAGATTGTGTTTCTTTTCGTAGTTGGTTACTGCGGAAGAAACTGCACCATTAGCCCGGAAATCACCATAGGAATTTAACACGTCTTGAAAGCTTACTCCATCCGCAATTGTCTGTACTTGGCTTTCATCCGTTACACCGGTCGCTTTCTTTTCTGCGATCCGGATCAAAGTAGCTTCATCAACCCCAGGGAATTTGGTTTTGAGTAATGCTAAAATCTTTTCTTTCATACCGTATGAATTTTCATTTAATATCTTTGGTATAAAAGTAGATAGGGAATAAAAAGGTAAGAAATTTTTGAAGGGTTTAAACGAAACAATCGCGGGAAGGTTTGGTAATAAACGGAAAAAGCGCGAAACTGGGGAGGGATCGCGCCTAAATATAGCAAGATAGATGCCTAAAGTTTTACTTCTAATTCTTGACCTCCCAAATCAAAATACAGGTTTTGAAGTTGGTGGAGGGATTTCACTTGTATATTGTAATCGACGCCCTTCAAATGGAAATCTGCGCCCAACTCAAACAAGGGACTATAATAAGTGACAATTCCCCATGTATGTTTTTCAAATCCACACTTTAAAAGGAGTTCTTCCGTAAGAGGAATTGGTTCAAATTGTTCTAAATCAACCGCATATTGTTGTCCAGGGATAAGAAGACACATACGATTTGGTATTCCACCAATAGCAACAATATTCTCCCTCATGAATAAGTAATTTCCTATTCTTAATTCTCTAACATCTATCATTGATGTGCTGCTTTTAATTGGTTCTCCAATGCTTTATTAATAAAGTCATTTATTGTCACTCCTGTGTTAGCAGCAAACGCAGCTACACGCGAATGTAGCTCAGAAGTCATTCTTAAATTAAGCCTTCCACTATAAGACTTTTTAGGTTCTACTCCACGATCTTTACAACTCTCCAAATAGCTTTCTATTGCCTCCTCGAAGTCAGCCTTCAACTCGTCGACGGTATTACCTTCGTAAAGAATTAGTGTTCCCTTATCCAGTCCTTGTACTTTACCAAACAGGCAGTTATCTTCCTCACTGTATTCAACACTGCCTACATAACCTTTGTATCTCAACTGTCCCATAAGTTTATAATTTATTTTGTTTATATTTTTCTATTAGGTTGTTGTCACGAACATATACAAGCAGCTGTTTCATCACATATCCCTTTATGATGTTTGATGGGTGCGGCTTGTGCATAAAATATGAATCTTGCCCATTTTGACTGATAAACTCAACACGTGAGCCAGACGTAGAACCCTTATGTCCCTCAGAGTACCCAAAAATCCCAAAAAGCCGAACAACTTCATCGTAGGTGAAATCTTTTGGCTGCGCAAGAAACCTTTCTATCAACTTTTCTTTTGACCCCATTTCATTTATCTTTTCGACAAAGGTACTAAATTTAGTACCACAAACAAATAAAACAACAGAATATTCACTTAAAAAAATAGCGGCTACCCCACCGGAGCAACCGCCAACTGTTCTATTTTTAAATAACCAAATTATAAACCCCGTATTTTTTCTAACTAAGAAGCGTTTTTATGTTCTGTTTTTAAGATTTCATTCTTACGAGCAGCTTGTTCTTCCTCTATTTCTTTGAGTTCTTCATCGATGCGCTCAACATTACCGGCAAACATAATACCTTCACGACGGGACCAAATATTGCCAGCGACTGCGGAGACAGCTGTCTTTACTTTGTCGTCGATTGAATCTATCATGTATGGTTGTATCTCCACATCTATATCAATTGTTTCGGAAGCCTTTTCAAAGTTGGTATTGATGGAGCCTAAAGCAGACACAAGGAAATTCACTCGTCTTTGCATGAATGGGCCAATATCCTCCGCTGAATTTTCCACACTCATATGAGCCCCCATGAACACATACCGGAAGGAAACCCCAGACAATGCATTGCCTGAGCCTTGAAGTTGATCAAATGAAATCCGTGGTGTATTGGTAAGAGCATACGCCTGATTGAAGTGATTTTCAAATTCGACTTTTACCGGATCACTTGCTTGATTCCAGGTCAAGTAGGCGGCATCCGCTCCCTCCCCTGTCAGTTGGACAACCCTGTTTCTAAATTCGCCAGACATTTTCTCTACGTCTCCAAACAACTTCAGTATTGGGAAGAAGTGGTAATCGATACAATCCGCATAACTGGAAAGAAGTTTCTCCAATCGGACACGGATAGTCTTTATCTTCTCACAGTATGCTTCAGGACGATAACAATAGAGAACCGGTAGTTTCTTGAATCCATGTTTAAAGGCAGCAACAGACTGCCATCCCTTGTCTGATTCCCATTGATAAACCATGTCCTTAGTGACCGTCATAAAGCAGACGATCTCATGATCGTCCAAGTCTTTCTTCTTGTACTCACGGGAGAAGGCTACCATATCCCCGGAGTCGTCGAAGAATGGGTACAACTTATCGCCTCGAAACGGAGACCACAGGACACTACGTAATTTATACTGAGGCATGGACTTGCCAAACAGATTAGCTACTTTCGCTTTCAACTTAGCCCAGAAGCCATCGTCTTTTGTCACGTACCAATATTCGGCACACTCCTGTTCTGAAAGCCAGGCACGAACAATCTTCCGGTTCTGATATTTGATTTTGTTCTTCTTCAAGACCTGTTTCAAAGCCTCAAAGATACCTTTCTCTGATTCATCCGGGGTACAATCCATCTTTGGTTCTGTACCAACGGTGAAAGCAGTCTGAATATTCACGATATCCTGCTCCAAGGGAAGAGCAATACGGTTAGGATCGACCTTCTTAGTCTTTTTGGGAATAGTTACCTTCTTTCCGGCCTTTTCGTCATACTCTTCCTTCTCCTGCTCAATCGTGATTTCGATCTGGGGATATTTCTCTTTATCGAAAATTTCATGCTTATTCGGATCCCAATCAGCATATAGTTTTTCCCGATCTGGAAGCTGAGTTTTCCGGCCTTTCTTAAGATAGTAGATTTTACGTTCTACATCTTCGAGTGCTAATATTTCTTCTAATGTTTTCATACGCTTATTTTTAATGTGCAAATACTCCAGAATTATCTTTCGGTTTCAATATCTTGCCTAGAAGCATACCTAATACATAATAACGAGCCGCATCTATCAGGTGATTGTCTTTGTCAACAGGAGTATTGATATAGTTATCGTCTTTATCTTTATCCCAGACATAGTTTCTAAGTTCGTTTATGAGATTGTACGAGCGTTCAGTAACGAATAATTCCATATCCTTCATCTTATCGATACCTGCATTGATAGAACCCGGGTACTTATCTACTGGGTAGATGTTCACACCACCGTTCTTTATCTCCTGGATCAAACGAGGATCAGCGGAGTCCGCCATAACCTTCAATCCCCACGGCTTAAGAATTTTGGTTATACCGGAAGACAACATTCCCGTCTGATAACATAGTTCATCCAAGTATAAAGCATTATCCACGATACCACACCGAACAGATGCTGAAGGATCGTTTGTATATCCAAAGTCTTGACCGATACCAACCTTTTTGCACCATTGCGGAAACACTTTCACAATACCCCATTTCTTGAACACTGCTCCTTCCGCAACGTCAGCCCACCGGCCGATAACCACATGAGCATACTTTTCAGGGTTGTTCACTTTCATATCCTCTACCTCCTTCAGGAACTCCGGGGAAAGATTATCCAGGTTATCCAGATAGGTTGTATGAATGTGAAGCACATTCGGATGTGTGGAGACCTGAACCTGCACGCCATCAATATCTACAAGCTTGTGAGTGTTCTCAATGTACTTCTTATAGATAAAGTGATTGGAATCACAAGGGTTCATTATGATGACAATCCGGTTCTGAATCCCTTTCTTACGGATGGAGAGCATTATCTTGTCGAATTCTTCTTCGTTTGTCCACTCTTCCGCTTCATCGCAGACGAAAGTAGTGATACCTTGGATGGATTTCAGTTTCGCTGTTTGGTTTCCTGAGGAAGTTTTGATGCCTCGGAACATGATACGGCTCTTAGTCATTTTGTTGACTATATCCGTCTTAGTAGTCTTGAAATACTTGGTTGTTCCGTCTAACTCTATTTTCTCCATCATTTCCGGAATAATAGACATACCGGCAGAAACCATCGTATATCGAGTATAGAGTATCTGATGAACTATCTTCTCTGCTTCGGTCATTTCAAAGGTCAGCCGTTCGATGAAGGTGGAAGCATTGAAACTTTTTCCGCTACCTCTTCCTCCGGTGATAAGGATTATAAATTTGTCCGTATCAGTGTAAAGGGGGTGATATATCGCCTGGGGTTCTATCATTTCAACTTATCTTTAATCCAGGAATCAATACTGATACCGTGATTTATGTCGGTAGGAATGTCATCATTACCCATATTTGCATCTGCCGGAGATTCACCTACCAATTCAAGAAGGTACTTAATAGCATTCAAATCAACATCGGAAATGGCTTTTGCTATCAATTTCTTAATCATGGCATCTTTAACAATATATTTTGCCCCCGTTTCCTTATCCGTAGCAACAGCATTTAGCGCAGCGATAGCAAACTCACGAGCCGTCTTCACAAGCTCTTTTTTTTGCTTGCGCACTTCGGCTGAACGTCGAGCGAGCTTCTGCGCTTCTTCTGTGCTCAAGCGTTTTCCTTTCTGCGTTAAATTCCGTTCGTTTGCCATTATTCAATACCAAATTCAACTCTATTCATAAAATCATTACCATCTATATATCTATCATCAAAGCCGTATCCAAATGCTTCCATGAAATTAGCTCGCTCAGTCGGAGTTTTGAATGAAAGAACCACATAGCTTAACATTCCATTATCTTTATCGAAACTATTCTGGCTACCTATGCGGTCTTTGATTTTCTGTATCTCGTTATGCCGGGCGATTTGATTTTCTTTAGAATCCTCATAAAAATCGATGGAGCGATCAAGATTTCTACTTTCGTCTCCTTCTTTGGTCAAATCATCTATAACTGAAAGAGAATCATCTAACACATCCTCTTTTCTCCAAATATCATCATTCCCGATACTGAGGTCTATATCTCCTATGCCAAGCATGTTTAAATCGAAATCATCCAACCCCGCTAGATTGTAATCTATTCCATCAAGCAAGTCTTTCAGCATATCAGAATCGAAATCACCTTGAACATTTCTATTGTTCATAAAAACATTTTGTTCTTTCTCCGTCTTTTCATCCATCTGAACGACTTCTACCCGAATGAGATAATCATTTTCGTTAGTTTCAGAATTATATCTATTCACTTCATCAATAACAGATACCCTCTGATGTCCAGATACAAGATTGCCGGTCACTTCATTCCAAACGATACCGCCCAATATACCTACACGCTTCAAGTTTGCTTTTAACTTCTTACGCGCTTCAGGTGTTATCTTACGTGGATTATAATTAGCAAAGTTGATTTGACTTCGCTGTATTTCACGACTTTCTGGCTGTTTAATTTTGCTCTCTTTCATAGTCAAATACTAATTTTTCACTATATGGAAATTCTTTAATGATGCGCTGATAATCATTGGGGTACTTACTTCGCATGAATAGCATAGTTTCTAAGTCTATTCCAAATCCTTGACTCACATCCTTCTCTTTGTATACAAAAGGTTGTATCAGGTTTTTGGTCCTTATGTATTGAAGAACCTCCTTGTTTGTCCAAATGGCAAGGGGATAGACCATTCCTTTTTCAGTTAAATACCCAGTCTTTGCAAATTTCTTTAAGCGCATTCGCTTCATGTAACCATCCACCCCCTTCATACCACTAAAAGCATACTTAATTCCTGTTTCTTCTCTTACATCGTCCTCTACATCACCGACCTTACGCGGCTTTACGCTTTCGTCCGGCTCTTTAAAGAAACCGAATGAATCAAAGTAATCACGTTGGTAATGTTTGATTTGGCGTACTTCTACATTTTTATAGTGACTTTCAGCCCATTTTATATATGGCTGGACATGATCTAAGCCAGGTATGAGATACATATAATAACATATAACCTTATCGAACACACCCGAAAGCATATCCAACAAGGCAATACCATCCTTGCCTCCTGCTGAATAAAATAATACAGCAGTATCAGTTTCTTTTCTGATACTGCGTATTATGCTCATGGTTTGAAGGTATTTGTTCATAGATCAACCGCTTGTGCCATTTGCTCCTCTAACCGCAAAGGCTTTTCGTAAATCATAGCGTCTCTGATCCCTGTTACCCAATTGCGAACCACTACCACCACGACGATTTGCAACTAATCTACCACCTGCACCAGCACCGTTCATATTTCGGCGCTGGCCTGCTGTTCTGTTAATTCTTCTCTTTGTACCGACTCTGCTTCTTATTTTTGATTAAACAATTATATATTTTCTGTGCTCAACACTTTACCTAGGTGATACCACACCTGGCTTACAAGATATTCTTGACCGTTCTCTTCAAAAGTTTCATCGTTGCCATCTTCATCTGTAAAGATGACGTATTCTGCGCTTTTGACTTCTACCGTAAGGCGAGGTGCATCTTTACGCCTGCCATTGATAAGATATAGCGCATCATACTCAACTGGTATAACTTCAACTTCATTATCATCATCCGGTATATCCTCCTGGCGTTTGTACTCTTTACCTTCATGCTTGAAATAAACGTACTTCGTAACGTTTGAAGGATAGACATATCTATGTTCTACATCTTGCTCACCCTTCAAGATGGCTTGAAAACATTCTTTGTCAATTTGTAGTGTTAATACTTTCATAATCGTGTCTATTTTGTTTATAAATAATCAGTTGCGGGGGATGGTAACGCTCCATCTTTCTCTACCAAGTCAAAGTAGCGAGATTTCTTTTTCTCTACCCCGCGATAGCACCACTAAGGTACTATCATAACCAAAGATACAAAAATTCTCTGGTTTATCATATCAAACATTTACGTCATTGTTTGATATTTATTAACCAGACATCACGTTTCTTTCTACACGCCTCTAAAGTAGGCGCACAACAGGCGAACAGTTCGCCGGATTCAGTACGATAGTCGTACTGGTACATTCTCACTCTCTTACCTCTCAACCTGGTGTTGTAGGTACAATAATTCTCTTTACCGGGTTGGCATACGCTGCAACCGTTTTTGTTTATTGAGTTCATCTTGATATGGGATTTAGTTTATTATATGTCCAACCTGCTTCTTTTAGCGTTTCTAATCCGTTTGTCGATATGGCATAATCTACCGGATGGGCAGAGCTATCACCAAAACCGCCAGAATAGAAAGTATCCATATGAAGAACACCAAATGACTTAACTTCTTTTACTTTAGATTCTGTGTTACGCCAAAGGTGTTCTCTGTACTTCGAATTGCTCTCTTTATCTATTTTGACAAAATAGCCTTGCACGCCATAATAATCAAATTCAGAGATATGGATATACTTTGCCTTATCAACAATCTGCTTCTGCAACCATTCTTCGGTTCTGAAATTATATTCAGGTGAAAGATATACCTGCTCAATACCCAATCCAAGATTTTTGCCTTTGATTCTGTCAGTGTCTTTAAACTTCACGCCTAACATAGTACGATAAACTGCTTTATCCTTATACGACCATTGATTATCTGTATGAAACAACTTCGGATTATCAAGTATAAACTGCATCAAATCAGTTTTACTTACCTTCAGTTCTTTTGCCAGTTCGGGTATAAGGCAGTATTTAGAATTGTTTGCCATCTTAAGCAAATCTACTCTTCTTTTGATTTCTGCTATATCCATCATTGTTCGCTTTTAGGTTCTACATTCAATTCAGGGATAGGCATCCAATGGGTAACACAAATTTCATCACCGTCAGTGTTATGCCATTCATTACATTCTCTACAATACCAACCCTGTTGTAAGTATTTAAAATAGTCAGTACACCAACATCCAGTTATAACTAAATCTTCATCATCAGGTAACTTATCTCTCGCACTTATCCACAAATTCTTAGGGTGTTCGTCCGCCCATGTGGCACCAGATGTAAACATATTAATCAAATCGGTTTTATCAAACCCTTCTAAACCACATAATTTGTCTACTTCTGCATTTGCAGCCAATTCTATTTCTTGTCCTCTATCCATAATTATTCAGTTCTATAAGATTTACCACTAAATTTCTCATCGCCATATACCAATATATGATAACTGATATAAGGTGATTGTTCTGCTTCATCGTTATACTCTTTGCATTTAATTCTCGCTTCTTCGATAGTATCACACTTACACATAGTGTAGTCGGGATACTATCGAAATATCTTACAACTCTATAAACTTTGTTCATAATCGTGTATATTGTGGTAGCCAGAAGGCTACCGGTTAAACTTAGAATTTCTCGATTTTGAGATTATCATTAATAATAAATCTACGACCGCACTCACAAATAACATGAGTATCTGTGACTCTCTTTATCACCCTTACTACATCTTCGTGTACTATACACGGTGTGCCATCTGCATAGTGACCGTTAGCTAAATCACCTGAAACTCTATACCTCAAACCAATTTCTATTTCTTTTGTATTCATATTCTTCTATATTGCGCAGGGCAAAAGCCCTGCCGGTTAAACATTTACTTATGTGAATTTCTTAAATCAAGTTCTACAACCTTGTGATACTTGTGAATATCGTATAAATCGTGAGCGCAACCTATTGCAGATGCTAATCTCACAGCCTCTTCAAGAGCTGCCATCATACTGATTGAAGCGCTTTGTGCATCATTCTTAGCCTTGTCATAGTCTCTGACGTTTCTTACAACATCTTGCATTTTCTCAGCTTCTTCAAGCTGTGTGAGGGCTTCTCTTACTTGCTTCATTGCTTCTTTAATCTCTTTTCTGTAATCGCTTGTCAAAGTCTTCATATCGTATATCTCTTAATTGTTATCACTTCGTTTTAAGCTATACAAGTCCAATAATCAACTATGTACTGGATAGCCTCGTTTTTGTAGTCTACGTTGTAGAGTTTACAGGCTTCTGCTTCTGTCATTGCTACCAATGATTCAATTTCGTTGTTCATGTTGTCGATGTCCGTCATAACTGTATATATTTTATTATATTATCACAACGCAAATATATGCTTATAACATATATTATAGTATATATTTAGTGTTAATGAAATATAATACAGTATATTTTTTTAGATCACATATATACATACATTATATATATAGCTATTTTTGCATAGGAAACATCTAAATATTATAGTATATGGCTTTAAGGATAAAAGAAGTTTGTAAAGAGAAGGGCACTACTCTGACCGAACTTGCAGAGAAAATGGGAATTGCTCAAGGGAACCTGTCTAAAATGCTGAATGGAAACCCTACTCTTGAAACATTAGATAAAGTAGCTGAAGTTTTAGGAGTAAATACTGGCGAACTTTTTGAGCATACCCCAGCCGATCCCAACGCGATCATCTGCCCGAAGTGTGGTACAAAGTTTAAGATGGTGGAGTAAAATAATATTTGATATTAATTATACTATATATGGAAATAGACATCAAAGAAGAAATAGAGCGATTTTCTTCTTTTCTAGCAGAAGAAAGAAATACCAATATTATATTCTCAGGTATATTCGGTATAGGAAAAACTTATTTCATTCATAAGTTCTTTCATAATCACAACAATTATACTCCAATTTATATTACACCTGTACAATATTCAGTCTCAAGTAATGAGGATATATTTGAGTACATAAAAGTTGACATACTATTTGAGCTTATGAATGCAGGTGTAAATTTAGAGAAAACAAATTTTTCCTTTTCGGCATGCACTCAAATGTACATCATGGAAAATATTGACAGATTAGTAGTTAGCTTCTTTAAAAAAGCGGAAAAGTTAAAATATGGAACAGATATTATTCCTTCCTTTTTCAAGCTAAAAAACAAACTGGAGAAATATAAGAATGACCTCAACACTGATCAAAATAAAGAAGCCCTATCTTTTCTTTCTATTAATAAAGAAAAGATAGGTTCTATCTATGAGGATAATGCAACTACCGAGTTGATCCGAGGGCTAGTGGAATCGCTAAAGGGTGAAGACAAACAAATTATTTTAGTCATTGATGATCTTGACAGGATTGATCCAGAGCACATCTTTAGGATTTTGAACATATTGTCTGTTCATGAGAATTTTAATGGATGTAAGGAGGAAAATAAATTTAGATTTGACAAAACAATTATAATATGTGATATTGATAATGTGAGAAGGATTTATAGTAATAAATACGGAATAGATGTAGATTTCAATGGCTATATTGATAAATTTTACAGCAAAGATATTTTCTACTTTAATAATATAGATAATATATTAAACCATATATCTATGATACTCAAGAGTCTAAACTCTAATAAATGTGACGAGCTAGGCTTTAGCATCAACGAACATAAAACATATAATACAGCAAAGTATATTCTTGAAAAATTAGTAAAAAAAGGATCTATAAATATTAGAACACTATTAAAATACAAAAACGCTAATATTTCTAATACAAGAAGGATAAATATACCTACTGGAAGAGTATTTGCGAAATCTTATATCTGCTTAATTGTATTTGATTTCATCAGGAAGATGTTTAACTCAATCGAAAATATGGAATATTCAATATATAAATTGAATAGATATGACTTTTGCTCCGATGAATGCAAAGAAATAGTTTCTTCTTTCTTATTTTTATCTGAATATGAGAGAAACAATTTTAAACCTGGTGAATATGAGTTATCAAATCACCTATTAGACGATACAAATACAGATATTTGTAATTGTAACAAAATCAAATATCACCTTTTGTCATCGAATAGTTATGGAATAGTAGAGATAGAAGACAATTGCTTAGAACATTTAGACACAGCAAAAATAATCCAATCTGCATTTGAAAACTACTCAAAATATTTTGTATAAAGCCGGCCTAATCCCTCGGCTTTATCCTTTTCATCATCTCGTTAAACACCCCATCCAGCATACGCCAATCAGGGTCCCAATTGTATAGAAAGACTATATCCCTGCAATTATTCGAAATCACTGACGGAGAAACATTTAAAAGCCTAGCTAGCTCCTCTCTAAGACCTGAAAGCATCTTTCCTTCGGCCAATGTTGCCGGAGAGTAAAGAAAGAGTACAATAAACAGGAATTTCTTTCTTTGAGTGACACTTTCTACTCTGCCAGGGCAATCCCGATTAGAAATGATTTCTGAAAACCACATGTATAATGTAGGAATCATATCAAGATTTGTAAGTACCGGTTTGGATAATTCCTTTTCTCTTGCTAACAAATGAAGTTTCTGTTCTCTGATAGACTTTATTTCTGCAATTTCACTAAACATAGCACGATTAATTTAAAAGTAAGTAGTATATTTGTACTATAATCGTGTGGAGGGGTGACGGTCTGGTAGTGCGGGCGTTGCCTCTCGTGTTTTTAGAATGGTAGGTCTTCTTTGGGAGGCTCAGGTTGTGCCGATTGACTGGTAGTATTCTGGCGTTGATTATCCTCCCGTTTACTGCCGAAAGAGAAGAACTCAACCTTATCCGCGTGGATTTCGGTAACATACCGCTTTTCTCCCTGCTTGGTTTCATACTGCCGGTACCGAATTTTGCCTTCAATGTAAAGGGAAGATCCCTTCTTAACCCATTTCTCTACGAACTTGGCCTGTTCTCCTTTACAGACTACATTATGCCACTCGGTTTGTTCTGGCACCTGAGTACCGTTTGACAGTGTATATCCTCTTTCTGTTGTTGCTAAAGAGAAAGAAGCTACACAAATACCACTATCGAAATAGCGGACCTCCGGATCTTTACCAGAATTTCCTACTAAGATTACTTTATTCAAACTCATTGTTAATTAAATAAATTCATTATTTTTGTTGCGAGTCGTTAGCCCAGTTGGTTCAGAGCGCTGCCTTGACAGGGCAGAGGTCGCCGGTTCGAACCCGGCACGGTTCACATTTTGTTGCTACAAAACGAGTTGGGGATATCTCGGGCCGGCAAGTTTCGTACTGCTGGCTTTTTTATTTCACATTTTATGAATAATTCATATCTTTCGTGATTTGAAATATCCATTAATCTATTTAGTCCTTAGGATTGTTATATATTTGCATCAAGTTTAATTTCAATAAATTTTTATGAAAACAAAATATCTACTGGCTAGTTTCATTGTCGCTATGGGAATTAGTTTCTCATCTTGTGCTACTCGTATTCACGTGAACCATAAACCAAACAAGGTAAAAACGATTCCTCCGGGACAAGCAAAAAAGATCACTGGTGAAAAATCAGCTAAGCGACACGCTCCAGGACATAACAAATAATCTTAAAGTAGAGCTATCTGAAAACAACAGATAGCTCCTTATTTTTTAGTTGTTAGTTATAATCATCTTATTCGGAATCCGCCTGATTGTTCGCAAAAATCAATCAAACCCTCTACTTTGTTTATAAATTCCTCACCTGGAGGAGCAGCCCTTTTATTGACAGACAAAAGAATCTCTTTCTCTTCTTCTGTTTTTTTCTCCCATTCTTCTCGGATAGCTCTTTTTACAGAAACATACCCTCTGAATAATTTAGCCATCGCCTTGGCTTCTGATGGAGTGACTTTAAACCCATCGTTAGAAACTGGCGAACCCGGTCCGCGAGAACCGTTGTACACATAAAAGCCAGGGTTGGCTGTATTATCTCCATAGCCAAAAAGATAGCAGGCTCCTGTCTCATTCAATATCATCGGCCATGTAAATGCCATTCCTCTTGGGGAACCAGCATCTTTATTTTTAGGTATTAAATCGTATCCCATAAGTTCAATTATTTTTAATTGTGATTTTTCGATTTCTCATATCCGTTATTAACTCCCAGCGCTGGAGGTAACGATCCACCGTAAGTAGTGGGGTCAAAACTACTTTTATAGGCTCACGGAGCCACCCTATTAAGTTTTCAGCAGGTGGTGTAATCCACTCGCCATTTATTTTTACTTGCTTCATGATTTTTTAATTTAAAACTATGCGACTTGTTTCAATTGATATATTTTACTAGCAATTGCCTCACATAACACCCGGGCCATGTTTACTTCGACCGCATTCCCAATATATTTCTTCTGTTCGGCCTGTGTACCAATTAGTTTATATCCTTCCGGAAATCCCATAATACGAAGTAATTCCGGTATCTTCAACATCCGCATCAGAACATCAATAATCTGATACATCGCCATAAACTCCTTTATTTTCTTCATCATAGGACTGTCCGTTTCGTATATTTCAATGAATATGTTTCCTACTTCATCCACTTTGACGAAATCCGGCACCTTATCAAGATTAAATACAGTCTTAGGGCTAACCACATGGGGCGGTCGTTTATCCATTCGGGCAATCAATGTAAAACAAGGGTCATTTACCGAACAACCAGGAGATGCAAATTGAGGGTTCATAAGGTAGTGCCATTTTCGATTAGCGGTAATTACCGGTGCAGGTTCCTCTATCTGGCTACCGACATTTCCGAAATTCGTGTTCATCACCCACGGACGGCAGCTAACCAGATTATACTTCGGGTTGGCTGTAATCGCTCCGAGCGGTTGGTCAGTACTGGCCGGCTTGCTCTGTCCGAACTGCTGGTCTACAAATTGACAGGTAACAAGACGTTGCTTTGGATTCGCCAATATCGCCGGTGCCGGGTTGTTTACATCCGAATGCTGGCCGCCGCTAGAATAATAGTTCATAAAGAACGGACTTACAAGTGAAAGCCTGTCTTTTGTGAGAAGTGTCGGGCATGGGGCTTGTATGTCTTTCCCTGCATCGTTGAAATTATACGAACAAAGGAAACGAGGGTTTACAAAGTTGAACCTGTCCTTTGTCGGTACCGTCGGGCAAGGTTTATCTATCCGGCTTACATTGTCTCCATTTCCGTAATAGGCAGCCAAGAACTTTGAGCTTATCAGAGATATACCATCTTTTGTGCGTATTACAGGAGAAGGGGATTCTATGTTGGTAATCATTCTTTCTGGATCACCAGAATAGTACTTAGTCAAGAAATTAGCCGAAACCAACGAGTGATGATCTATGGTTGTTATTACTCCAGCCGGCTTTTCAATTGAGTTATTTTTATTTTCCGGGTTCCCGCTGTAAAACTTTGAGAGAAAATGTGTTTGAACAACCCCTAGTCTCCCCTGACAACTCACCGTCGGGCATGGTTCATCAACGCTAGGTGGCACATGCTTTCCGGTCTGGCCGTTAACAGAATTATATTTCAGCAGCCATTTGTCTTTACCTCCTGCAACAAACTTAATCAGACCGGCATAAATGCGTTCAAGAGTCTTTTCCGATAGGGGTTTCTTACGGGTGAAGATACTTGTACCTTCATCCTTCAAATCCAACACATCCTTAACAGCTTTCCACTTATGCAGTTGTTTGAACAAGTCTGGAGAACCATCTTTGCAATGTGTAGGTTCCGGCCATACAATAGGGATATCCCTCTTTGCAAACTGTCCGAAAAAGCGTTTCCGAGATGTGTACGCCCCGAAGTCGGCGGCATTCAATATCCGATGGTCAAACTTATAGCCGTATTTCTTGACAGCATTCACCCAGCGTAGATAAAGACGGCCCTTGTCCTTTGAGATGGGCTTCCCGTTTTCATCTAGGTCACCCCAACACATGAACTCTTCAACGTTTTCGATCTGAATCAGATCCGGATTGATATCATCTATGTACCGGAAGAGATGCTCCGCCAGTGTACGACTGTCGGCATTGCGTGCTTGGCCTCCCTTAGCTTTACTAAAGTTTGTACATTCCAGACTGGCCCATAGAACAATTTTTGCATTCGGATTCCGAAACCGGATTTTCTTTACAAGGTTCACGATCGGTTGTAAGTCCAATGTTCGCATGTCTTCTGTGAAGTGAAGCGCATACGGGTGGTTTGCCATGTGACTGGCAATAGCATTCTTGTCGTGGTTCACACAAGCGATAATTTTGGCAACCTTTTTCTCTTTTATGGCTGCCAGTTCTACTCCCGAACTTGTTCCGCCAGCACCACAAAAGAGGTCGATGTAGTAGATGTCTATATCATCCATCTTGTTTAACTCTACTAAATGCTGTAAAAGGATGATTGTTTCAAAAAGAGATTTAATATGTGTCATAGTTCATATTCTTTTTATTATTTAATATCAACCGGTACTTTCATACCTGATAAATCTTCTACGTATTCAATGCTGAATCCTCTACCGGCGGTCAGGATGATATACGCCATTGCCAAGATTCCCGCTTTAACGAAACTATCTGCATGAACAAGTAACTTTTTATCGTTGTCATAAAACTTCACGAAATAGGTTTTATCTCCATTCCTGATAATATACCTTAGATAGGATTCCTTGTCATGTCGAGCATAATCTACAGCTTTGCCAGTTTCCATCTTTGCTTTAATATGATCCGGCAATGCTTCCTGCGCTACCGGATCGAAAGTGATACATTTCGTTTTATCCATAATGTTCAGCTCTTTTTAGGGTTGATAGGAACCGACACTAATTCATTCAAAAACACATGATACACTTCATGTCCGTTATTAATTTGGAATGTACCTATATATTTCAGATAGCTAGGAAATGGATTTGTGATACTTCCACCTGTCCCGTAAATTTCGATCTTTACCCCAATTGGAGGCAAATTGGGATTGACCATGGCCCAGATGCAAGGTTGGTTGAATTGTGTCTGGACACATAATATTTGAGAGCCTATCGGCATTTCTATCGTTTGTTTATCCTCTTGTGCAAGAGGATATTTATAAATTTTTTCCATGATTCATCACTTTTTAGTTTTTGCTATCAATTCATTGTATTCTTTCACCCATTCAATATCAATAGGTAAATTAGCATTGTAATAATTAGCAATTGCCTCTTTTAAGCCTTTGAGTCTTTCCAATGCAACTATTTTGTAATAAATATCTTTTGGCATTATACCCAAAGGAGGCTGTTTTATTTGTTCTTTCATGCTATATTTTTTTATTATTTTCTTAAACTCTCCCCTACGAACTTTACGCGGGTCGTTGTCGCTTTTATCCTGTCAAGAACACGATCACCATAGCGCTCCCTTAAATCTCTTTCATTGAGATTGGTTGAGACAATCACTAGCTTTCCATGTTTCTCGGCCGCATCCATCACCTCGGCAAAGGCCATCCGACGTTCTCCGTACTTAATGCTGACTTCCTCGGTGCCAATATCGTCCAGGCTGATGATATGCTTCGATAGGACTAAATCTATATCTTTGTTCATATCCTGGATATCAAACACAGAGACAACCCTGCTGGCATATTTGAGTAAGATAGCAGGCAAAGCATACCGGCAAAGAATCGATTTTCCACGTCCACAAGTTCCATAAAGGAAAAGTCCCCGACCACCGTTATCATTTAGCCAGCTTGCAACCTTTTCGTATTCAGGAAGCCATACAGCTTCTTTTTTCTCGAGCGATACAAAGTATCTAATTGCAGAAAAAAGTAACCTACGCGAATCAGGAACATTCAAATAGACCTTATCAGAGGGCAATTTCATTCCATGAACCTTCATTTCCTGAAATATGGCATCAAAAGTCTGTGTATTCTTTATTGTTGTCATGATTGGTGAAGTTTGATTTCTTTGGTTCTTTAGGTACTTTCTCCCGGTTCGCCCAGGTTGAAAGCCGTCTAGCTAGCTCCCAGGTCTTTTCAGTTTCAAGTCTCATTTTAGTTTCTGACTTATTCAGTTCAGACCAGTAGTCGAAGAAAGCACGTATCATTTCTTTGCCGTATCGAACAACATAGGGAACCAGTGAATTATAAAAATCCTCTTTACGTTTGAGAGTAGCGGCTTTAGCCGCGGCAAGCTTTTTCGCTTGTTCGGCTTTCTTTGCCTCTACGCTAGTAGAGGTTTCTTTAAAAGAATTAATATATTCTTCTTCTTTATTTAAGTTTGTGTCACCCGTGTGTCGGGGTTGTGTCGATAACTGTGTCGTTAGCTGTGTCACTATATCCGTTAACCTCTTGATTTCTTGATTTATATCTGTGTCGCTCACAGTGTCGTTTACTGTGTCAGAGCCGTTGTAATCATTATATTTACATAGGGTTATTACATTCATACCCTGACTATTATCAGTAGTAATCATTTTTTCTTTTGTCAATTTGGAAAGAAATGTTCTAACTGTTCTTTCACTCCAAGACCATTTTTTTGAAAGGAAGCGTATAGATGCAGGATATTGCCCTCTTCCATATGTTATTTCTCTACCTCCGATACATTCAGTCGTGTCGGTTGCCTCAAATCGTGCCGATTGAATCAAATCAAGCCACGCTTCGCACTCCGAAAATGTCCGGGCCGCTTCCCAAATCCTATTAGAGAAAAACTTACGAGAGAGCATAATGAATCCTTTTTCCATATCACTCTTTTATATAAATGGCCTTTGAATTTAGCGTCTTAGTAATCCCAATCTTACCAGCAGAAAAGAGTTCATTGAGTTCTTTCCTGGCCTCGGCATGGATTGTATTCATCAACTCCACTTCCGGTACATGATCCGGTGTTATCTTTTCAGATCGTCTCTTTTCCTGAAGACGATCAATTATGCTTAATATATCCATACTAGAAATATACGTTAGTTAATTGCCTACCATTAGAAGTCACTTGCCAAAGCCCCCGACCGGTCGGATCAACGAGCTTTAGGTCTTTCACTTCTCCAAATCGTTTGATATTACCACATAAATCCACAATCCAGCCACATTCTTTATCCGGATGGGGACGAATTGCCCGGCCAACTATCTGATACCACTGTGCCAGTGACATCGTCGGTCGTGCCATGACGACCGTATCAAGTTCTGGATAATCAAAACCGGTGGTTAATACTCCGACATTAGCGACAACCGGTATCTGGCCAGACTTGAACGCATCCAATATCTGTTCGCGTTCTTTCTTTGAGGTTTCACCGGAAACTATCGCACACCCGGGTATTGACCAGGTTAATTGTTCTGCTTCTTTCAGAAATCGGGTAAAAACAAGAATACCTTTCCGCTTACCACCTTGTTTTGGATTCATCAGTCGTTGGACTATATGAACAACATAGCCATAGAAATCTATTCGTTCATACTCTCTTTGAACTGATTTATCCGTATAATCGGCACCGGTGGTATTTACTTTTAAGTTAAGCTCGTCCCATCCTACTGGATTCATCGGATAATAGTTCAGCTTTGCCAGATATCCCATATCCAAAAGAGTAGACACCTGCACGTGATAAATGACTTCCTTGAATATAGCTGGCCGGGTACGCGTGAGAAACTTTAGCATAGATCCGAAACCCTGTGAAGTACTTAGCCTATAAGGAGTAGCCGTTAAGCCTAAAACCTTACATCTGAGAAGTTCTAAGAAAGTCTTATACATTCCTTCTTTTGGATTTACCAAATGGCACTCGTCAATAATGATATTTTGGAAATGAGAAAACAGATCCGGGTGATTTATTACACTGCCAATAGTTGCAAATGTGATCCGAGATATTTCCTTTCGTCCAAAAGAAGCCGAATAGATCGAGCAGTCCAGAATACCATACGAGCATAGCTTTTTAAAGTTTTGTTCGAGTATCTCTTTCGAGGGTTGAAACACTAAGGTATGCCCGTCTAGCCGACTTGCGATATCAGCAATAACCAAACTCTTTCCGGCACCGGTAGGTAACACCATGATAGCGTTCTTTACAGTTTTAGATTGAAAGTAGGTTACAGCAGCGTCAGAGGCTTTTTGTTGGTAATCACGTAATACAAAGCTCATACCCCTTTCTCCTTTCGTAGTTTTATATTCAGCGCTTTGTAATACTTGATCAGTTGTTCATATTCAAAATCGGTCATTTTTGATGATCTAGAAGCCTTACCTTTAAGCAGAATAAACTTCTGTTGGCCGATCTTTTCTATCAGATTTTCACGATAGCCTTCCAAGTGATCCGCTTTAAATCGATTGCAGTTGTGCATAGCATAGCCATTAGCAATAAAGGTATGCGTATCTGTTTCCAATACGATAATTTCATGTTTTCCGAGATAAGTAATATTCTTTACTTTGGTGTCGTACTGCGACTTTAACTTTCCAAGTTTCGCTATATCAACTTTGGTAATCTTATTAGGGCGTGTTCGCATAAGAAACTGCAATTTTTCAACATTTGTTCCCGTTATCAAAAACTGCCAAGTTGTGCAAGTACTGCCGAAACCTGTTTTCTTATCCATTGTTTGCCTGCAAGTCTTATGGTTCCCAGTGAACCTTTCAAGTAGTCCTTTTATTCGATTGCAAATATCAATGTATTTATCACATTGCGCTATTCCTACACGAAATCCGTAACGATGTACGCCGTCTCTCTCGTTAATGTTCTGTTGGCATATATGGCCGTCAGCGTCAAGCATCCCCGCAATCCATCCGCTATCGTAAGAAAGTTCTTGTTCAACTACTTGAAATAATTTGCATACAACAGATGTAACATTGCCTGTATGAGGGCCACTTTTACGCTTTCCTTCCAAGTTCTTACCGTTTATCCAAAGGTCTTTCGTTTCAATCCACTTGTACGCCGTCAAACCTCGTTCCCTTGCAAGCCACTTATGATTTGCAGTCGTTTTAATCTTATCGCCGTTTTCTAGCTCAACCTCATAAACCTCTTGAATGTCTCTTTGAACGCTTGTTACGGTTGCAACCTTGTAACGCCTAAAGTTTCCGTGTGTTCGTTCTTCATCAAAGGCAAATAGCTTATCACCATTTTCGATTTCTCCAAGTAGTTTCCACGTTAAATCTTGCATCAACACCTTGTGGTCTGGAGTTAAGCAATGCCTACATTCGGCATGACAATTATTTTCATCAAATCTGGTAGATAAATGAGTCCGGCTAAAATAATGACCGCAATCGGCTTGCTCAAACGGCTTTATCTGACCGCAAGAGATACATTTAAAATATCCGTTTGGCATAGCATCACGAAGCCGGATGAACAAGGAAAACTCTTTATCGAGTTTTGCTTTCAGATCCGGCTTCTTCTTTACTGTTACCCCTGCTTTATCAAACAAGGGTAAAGGCTTGTCTTTCTTTTTAGCCTTAGTTCGTTTTATGTAGTACATAATCAGTCTAAATTATAATTATCAAAATCATCCGGTTCATAATCCGGTTCCCGCCCAAAGTCCATTACCATCGTCGATTTCGCTTTTGATTTATCAAACATAGGCCTATCCAGATAAGAGCCATGATACCGAGAATGGCAGCGACTATTGATAAAGCCTCTGACCAACTGTTTAAAGATTCTATATTCATGGTGATAAAATTTTGTTCTGTAAAAAACCCCGGAGCAAATTCCCCGGGGCACTAACATCATTGCCAACGTACCGATGGCTGCGTACCGATAAAATTTGCTCTGTAGAGCTAAAGCCACTTTTGCATCACTTCGCTTGGGTTTGTGGACGGTACCGGTATCGAACCGATCTCTTTACATCGTGCGCACTCTGTAACGTTTCATCCCAGAACACTGACCGCCCGTATGCCGGGACTTTCACCCGGCTATTCGCGATTATTACACACAAACTTCTGTCTCACTACTGTAACTGTTCCCGGATAGCCGACCAAAGCACACCGGGATAAACCTATTTGCTAGAATAAACCATCGAAAATTCACGGGGTATGAACCGTCCTACCGATATAGGCTTTGCAACCTCAATCATTGTATGAATCTCCTTCTTCTCGAACGGATTTCCCTTTTCTTTGGCTTCTTGTTCATGTTCATCCTGCTTCTTTTTGAGATAAGAAGTAATAAGCATCATAGCCCGATCTACATTGTAAGTATGAACGACAAATGTTGCAGAACGTTCATCTTCTCCAAATTGGATTTTCGTTTCAATTTGATAGAATTTCCGATCATCATTCTTCGGTTCCTCTTCTTCGTTTACATCAGGTTTATCATCTGGATCATTCTCGTCAAACTCTATCGGCAAAGTATCAACCTTACGTTCTTTCAAGGAGTCTGTCAATATTGTACATGAATCAAATTCTTTCACCATTGTTATATAAAAACCTGATGTAAAATTCAATTCTATATAATCCTTCAATAAAAGAAGTGCAGAGTCCACACCAGTTGCATAGAACAGGAATTTACACTTTTTACTGTCGATAGTGGCTTGAGCAATATAAGGCTGTAAGTAGTCATTTGCCAATTCAACTGCTAACCGCTTTTGGTTACTTACTTCTATATCTTGGGTAATATCACCGGCCTCATAACAAAATCGGATTTGAGCAAGAACATCCTGATCAATCAAAGTTCCTCTCTGAAATAGCAATTCATTTCGTTCAATAGAGACTACTTCACTGGTATCTTCATCTATAAAATCTTCTGTCCATGTTTTCAGAACTCGTTGAGCAAGATATTTATTGAGCATCTTTTTCGGATCAGATGTAAAATACCTTATTTCGTTATTCTTCGTTTCTACCATACTATAACGGTTTAACAGATTTGTCACTATAAATTATCAGTCCCTTCTTTGAGACTTCACCTTTTGCGGTAAGAGGAAGAGCTTTCAAAAAGTATGAATTTGCTGCCAATTCAACGCCAATGCACTCCTTCTCCTGATAAAAGAAGTGTTGGCCTTCTTTCAGTCCATGCGACTCATAAAAGTCAGCAACCATTTCTTCGCCAATTTGACTTTGCAGAGCCGTAATCTCCTGCCTCTTTTCCTGTACCAGGTTCTGCAATCTTTCAATGTTCTCTTTTCGTGTCATAATTTAAAGTATAAGTGATTTATATTTCTCCGGGTTGGTAGTCTCGATCAGAGCAGTACCGATCGAAAGAGTTACCAGCCGGCCTTCTTTTATCATTTTCTTTTCTGTATTCTTTACAGAACGAAGTAAGGCCAAAGCTCTGTTTTCTTCTTCGTGAGCTTCGGCCACCGTGTTTATGTATGCTGTCATATAAATTCTTGATTTCGCTGTATTTCCTGCTGGGCATATATCAGCATTTGATGTTCGTTTGCTGCTGGCAAGTATATACCAGCAACAGATGCGCTCCAATTACGGAATCGCTCAATAGATAAAGTCATTTCACCAGTTGTTAGTTCGGCAGAACTACGCAGGCAGGTTACTTCCATCCCTTTCTTGTTGACTTTCCTTCGTTCAAATAAATCACGGTTACAGGCTCTTTTATAGAAGTCTATTTTGGCTTCATCAAGGCTGCAACCGTATTCACTTCCGAAATACCCTAAAATAAGATGCAGATAGCTATTCTGAGCAAGCGTGCGATTAGGCAGTTTTTTCTTTATTTCCACTACCGCACGTTCGCTGAACAGCTTATTTACATACTCCTTGAACTTAGGTATTTGGTATTCATTTTTGAGATCATAAATCATGTATAACAGTCTTTTATTTGTTGAAAAATAAGACCTCGTTCCTTAATGTTCTGAATAACCTTTTCATCACGATAAATCCGAACTTTAATGTATTCATTCGGCTGGATATCTCTAGTCAGGTTTTCTTTATCGTCATAAGACGTAACAGAGAGAAAAACAAGATTACATTCATCCAAACCGGCACAGAACAATTGTTCCTGAACCTGGTAGTAGTAATGTTTATACTTCTTTTTTGCATAAGCAAGTAAAGCATCCGAATCATCTTTGTACTGTTCAAATTCAAGATAATCGGACAAGTACACTGACTTTAGTTCATCAAAATCGGCAACAAGGCCATTTTCTATTCGAGCAAAATCAAGACTACACTTAAACACATCCATTTCTACCGAGACGCAAACATATTGTGCAAAGTAATTATCAGGCAAAGTAAGTAAATATCGATCCTCTAGTATTGCTCCAGTTCGAAGTGCATCTATCGGACTGGCTCTGGCATTATAATAAGGTTTCACACCACTTACAAACCTTCTCAAAAGAGATAGATGAGATTGAGAATCTTTCTTACTCATAAGAGCGGTTACGTCTCCGCTTCCGATATACATTGTATTCATAACAGATTTTTCTTTTTCAGATTATTGAATACTGTATCTATCTGATTTTTATTCATATCATCCACACTTCCTATATTGAAATAAGAAAGAATATTTCGACAATAACCATTGTCGGTCATCAAATAATTGATTACAGCGTCTTTTTTCGCATCCGGTTCTATGATTGCCTGTTCTTTTGATTTGTCTTTGTCCGGATCTTCGCCAGTCGCAATTTTGTAAGCATTAAGCAGAGCATATTTTCGGGCGTAAGTTGACGCCTTACCAAAACCTTTATCAGCCGGATCAAGACCACGACCATAAGACTCCACATCTATAAATTCAGAAACATTATCAACATTGATAATTCTTAGAGTCATTTTCACAATGTCTGCATAGTTCACAGTTTCTCCACCGTCTGACTTCTGCACTCGAACAACCTCTGATTTAACAAGATCCTGTTTTATAGGAATACTTACTAAACCATATTTGGTTTCAGCTTCTTTCACTTCAAGAACAACGTCTATGTCCTGAACAGCTTTATAAGCATAATTTCCTTTACCGACGGTCATATTTTTTTCAATGTTCTTTATCTCATTGGATACAGCTTGGATTCTCTGATAAAGATTAAGAACGCTTGTGTCATTATTCATACTTGAAAATTTATTTGTTAATATTATGTCAGTCTCCGGGAATCGAACCCGGCCCAGTCTCGCTTGACAAGGAGAAAACATTCAGACCACCCCGGACAATCCGGTTAAGCAACTTATTAATAAACAGCCTTCACAGGTTAGTTAAATTCATTCTCTTTCAGCCATGATTCGAAGTCATCACGGTTGATAATTACGTTTCGTCCTTTCTTCACACAACGTAGTGAACCATTTTTAAGAGCGTTGGCCACCTTTCGGCGGGAACCGGCTTCATGTTCTGCCTCTGATCGACTCATTGTTGGCTTTAGAATACCCATTGTTCTTAAAGTGACGCGAACAGCTTCTGTAATCTGCCTTTTTGATCTACTCTCAGCATATCTTTCTGCATATGTGAGCACCTCCAACGGAGAATAAGGTTTATCCACCAAGATATTCTCCTCTTTCTTTGTTACACTCTCCAATAATTTCTCTACTTCATCAGGAGAATACATTCTGTTTTCTAATATCATGCTACAAGTGGTATATCGCGCCCTCTCACCCTGGTTCGGGATCGGGCAACTAGTTCTACATTTACATTCGATCGTGTCCGAATTCTTTGCCGGCGCATTTCAAAGTGATTATCCAGGATCAGGATAAGAAGAAGGCAGCAGGCAATAGCTGACTTAAGAATCCGTTCGTAATATAGCGATGCTAATTCTCTCCCATTTCTTACATTGAGAACACTCATTGCTGTTTGTATCTGGTTGTTTATAGTGCTTATTGCCCTACATTTCATTTCTGCAATCTCTTTTTTCTCGCTTCCTTTCAGATATAAAACAGCCGTTTTTTCGCATTCAAGAGTGAGTTCAGTTAATATTCTTTCCATAATCGTGTGTGTATTGAGAATTAGAGGTTCCTTACGACCAAAACCTTCCCTTTCTTGGTTCTGCCATCTATGCTAAACATAAGATCGTCAGGATTACAAGCCCCTCTTGCTCTTGCTGTTGTGTTAGCCGTTGTTACAACTCGGCAAATCTTCACATACTGACTAGCCGGAAACTCTGCCTTTTCACCAGGTTTAAGAGTTTCTATCTTCAATCTTTCTTCGCTTTTTCTCATAAGATTACTGTATTTTAAATTAGATGTGGACGGTGCCGGAGTCGAACCGGCCTCATGGATTATTGGTGCACCTCACCATAGTTTCAGCCCACGAAACACAACCGCCCGTTTGCCGGGACTTTCACCCGGCTGCTTTTCACGCTAAACACAAAACGAATTAAACAACTTCGAAAAGAGCTTTTATAACCGATATTTTCTTTTCAGCCAATATCCTACCCGTTTCTTCTCGATTTTTCCAATCCCGATAGAGTTCAAGGTCTTTTTTCGCACCTTCAAGTTCTTTATTCAGAGACGACACCAATTCAATCAGTTCGTCTTTTGTCATTTCTTCAATGCCTTTAGTTTCCATGTATTCAATATTTATTATTACCTGATTGCCTAATCTCTTCTTTTAGAGCGTCCATGTTATCATTAATGTAAGCCTGGACTTCTGCATTACATTTGTTGTTATCGTAAAGCCACATTAAATATGAGGCCGGAACATTTGCCATTTTTTCGCCTTTATATTTTCCCCAAGGCATCGGGGAATTATCATCAAGTCCCATCTTTATTTCTTTAGCCAATATGTACAATTTTAAACCGTCCTCCCTTTCAAACGTTTCAATCAAATGAGTTCTGTTATTCAAACTTTTTCGAATCGATTCAATATCTCTGCCGAAAACAGGTATGTATTTCATGTTTTTTATGTTATGAACATTGTAAATAAACCGAACCTCCGTCAGTGCTGACACAATTAACAGAGAATTGCGTCCAAGAATTTTCCCAGCATTTTGTTCCAGGCGGGACTTGTACAGCTACATCAATCCTTCCTACGTGAGAATCCCTTAATTCTTCAAGTTGTGCTATAAGCTCATCAAGACTCATATCTTTCATACTTCAATTATTTTTTTAATGGTAATTACCAATTCGTATAGCAAACCCTACACACCGAAACCGATCCAATAAAGAATAGGATGTGAAAGGGATTATAGAAGATGCCGACAAAGCATATCACAGCGAACAAAGCCATCACAACACAGATTACAGCCTGGATCGGTGATTCGAACTGTATTGAGTCAATTATCTTTTTCATAAGCGTTATTATTATTTGCCGCCGGTAGCCGATACGATCAGCACCTACACGGTTCAGAACCGGCGGGTATATTTTGAAAAGGGACGGCGGTTAACCAATGTCTGACCATAACACCGCAAGGATACACGTCCCTTTGATAATTAATTTCTTATAATGTATCCCAGCAGATCACGGCCATCTGGCTAACTGCGCTTATACATTATTATATATATCCTTTCGTTTCAACCCCATTTCTGCGGGTACTAAGGTGGAAAGAAGCAAAGAACTAACAGAGTGAATGTGCCGGATATTCTCTACGCCGGCACACCCGGCCTTAATAGGCTGTTATGAAGTTTTCTACTTTGAATGATCTGAATCCGTTCGCATCTACATCGAAGTAGCGAACCGTCTTGAAGTTTTCTGATCCAGTCCCTTTGATAAGGTTCTGAACGTCTTTGAGAGTACCTTTAGCCTTGCGAAGTGATCCGTCCGCCTTTTCATAAGCGAAGGTTACAACGCCCTTGTGCATCTGTCTTGTTAAGCGGTACAAAGCCCATGCGCGAGAAAGACATACAGCGAATGCTTTACCGGTAGCTGTCATTAGCTCGTAAGCCATGCAAAATACTTTGTGTCTGAAATTCGTTTTCATAATCGTGTGTGTGTTTATGTGTTAGTAATCGTATTCGGGTTCGTAAATCTCAGGGGTGAGATATTCAACTTCTTTTTCGAGAGCTTCTATATCTTCAGAGATGCTTTTCACGATCTCAGACTTGCTGTCTACATTATATATAGCAGGCTTTTTCGTCTGTCATTGCTTCAATCTCTGCAAGTTCTCCTTTCGAACTATTGAGTTCTGCAAGTGCTGTTTCATAATTTCGTGCCATAACCGTGAATTTTAATGCGTTTATACTATATGACAATTGGATAAAAATGGCTTTCTTTGTGGTGTCATTAAATATCTAATTGTTTGATGATGCAAATATACTACAATATTGCAGTATAACAATAAATAATAATGCAATATTGCTGTATTTAATATTATTTAACTACAATATTAAAGCATGGCTGTTTTGAATAATAACTCGGATCGGATTGATTTGGCTCTTAACTTGCTGAAAGAAACAAAGTTGTCAAATTATGCAATCGCAAAGGATACGCATATTTCGCAAAGTACACTAAGTAACTATAAAAATGGGAAGACTAGTCCGACTCCTGCAAATGCCGAAATACTACTACAATATTTTAGTAAAGAAGAACAACCTAGTATTAATAAAACGGTTGAAGCAATGCCTTTAGCCCTTGATCACATTATATACGTGCCATTAGTAAATCAATATGCACATGCCGGTTATTTATGCGGCTATGCAGACGCAGAATACATAGAATCTTTACCTAAAATACCTTTTATTATAGACCAGGAAGCAAAAGGACATTATATTGCTTTCGAGGTGAAAGGTGACAGTATGGATGATGGAACTGACGAAGCCTACAAAGAGGGCGATCGTCTATTATGTAGGGAAATACAAAGAAATTTATGGAGAGATTCAAAGTTGCATATTAGAAAATGGGATTTTGTTATTGTTCATAAGGAAGGTGTCCTCGTAAAGAGAATTATTGATCACGATGTTGAGAATTGTACCATTACAATACACTCCTTGAATAGTTTCTATCCAGATCGCATCTTACATTTAGCTGATGTACGACAAATATTCAATGTAATTGAAATGAGTCGACCAAGAAGGAGATAGGTTTATTTCCATATACGTCAATGTATTAATATTATGAAATTCAATCAATACACCTGGAATCTATACAAACAATCTCCTGATGGGCAAAAAGCGATCAAAGAGTTTGAGGACGCCGTCAGCGACATGTCGGAAATTGATATTGTGTTTAAATACAATCCAAGAATGAAGTTATGGAATGATAATACCTCAAACAAAAATTCTATATCAAGTATATGTGAAGACTTATGGTGTTACAATATCTGTGAGTTTCCAAATGACGAGAGACCTAAATCTTTAGAGGAAGCTAAAAAGAAATATGAAGACGTCCTTTTTCGGGGCCTGTCTGTTGATGGCGATATTTTAGTACCAATCCAAGATTATGCCACAATGTTGAATAATATAACATGGATATCGTTTCTTTTATATTACTACGCACCAAAATTTTTCTTCCCCAATATTTTCGTTTATCGCTTTTTCGACTTACATAAGGCAGCAGATGCTTTCAATATTGAGTTGCCCGCTATACCGAAAAAATCTGATTACAAGGCGAGATGTATGTATTATTGGAAATTGTGCGAAACTTTTTATCAGTTCAGGATAGAAAATGACCTTTCACCAGCAGAGTTATGCGCATTCTTATATGATTTCGCACCAAACTTCACGCCTAAAGAGAAGTCTGATATACCTAAGCCGTCACAGGCATGGTGTATCGGCGGATTGATAAATAAAAATGAACTATTCAAAACTACATTTTGGCAAGCCAGCCCTGAAACAAAAAAAGGGGACATCCTTGTTCATTACGAGACATCACCTATTAGCGCAATAACTTGTTTTTGGATCGCCAAAACCGATGGTGTAGCAGACCCCTTCTTTCACTACTACGGAAATGCTTATTTAGGAAATCTAATAGCTATACCTTGCATCACTCTCAAAGAACTCCAAGCAGATAACTACTTTTCGAAACATTCAATTGTCAGAAAGAAATTCCAAGGTGTGAATGGATGGCCTTTGAGTAGTGAGGATTATTCCCAACTATTGAGGATGATCGCGGCAAAAGGATTCGACATAGTACAACTACCGAAGTTATTCACTCCGGCCCTGCCAGATAATATATCTGTCACTCATGAGAGGGATGTGGAATTGCAACTTTTGGAACCACTCCTTAATTCTATGAACTGGTTCGAGAATAAAGACTTCATCCGGCAATTATCGATCCATGCTGGCAGAGGACACCGAGTATTCCCGGACTATGCCTTGCATTACGACAATAAGCCGGATTATGAGAGAGCAAGGGTTCTTATTGAGGCTAAATTTTATATGAAGAACAACCAAGAAATAGAGGAAGCTTTTAAGCAAGCTCGATCTTATGCCAATATACTTGAATCTTCTGTCATCGCTCTATGTGATAAGCAATGTTTGATTGTTTATGAAAAGTATGAAAGTTTTGACCGAGATAGGTACACAAAATACTATTGGTCAGAAATGGAAACACCTGATAAGTTTAACGAATTAAAAAACAAACTAAACATCTGATTATGAAAAACAAATCGACATATATTTACACATTCTTCATCTTGGTTATAATATTTTTATCATATATACTAAATAACGTTATTGGAATTAAATGGGAAGGGTCATTAACCATTTCTATATTAACTCTAACATTTTGTTTTCAACTCATCCAATATTCAATTAATAATTTTGAAGGACGTTTTTACGAAATGATTAGATTACATCGACAAAATGTTTCAGAATTTGAGATTAATGAAAACATTAAGGACAAAAAAGTATTTGTTGCTATAATGAAAGAATTAAGATCAGCTAGAGAGATAGTACTTAGTGTTTGCTATAAAAATCAAAATATAACACAGGAGATACAGCATAACTCATTATCTATTGCTTATTTAATTATATTTTTTGGTATTGGCACAAATTCAGATAGAATGTTGAAAAAAAGATTAAAGAACTACATTACTAGCGAATCCCAAATTACACTATTATTAGAAAGCTTAGATAAAAACAAAAAATTATCAAGCAAAAGTAAAGGACACTATAAATACACATATTTTGATGGACATCAGCTTCGTTTAGGACATTATTATCGGCATTTATTCCAAGCATTTGATTATTTGGATTCTTCCTTATTTTTAAATAATACTGGTAAAAAGAAATACGCAAAAATGTTACGAGCTCAGTTATCAACATATGAACAGGCATTATTTTTTATAAACAGCATCACTCCATTAGGACTAAGCTGGTGGAGAAAGGGATATATAAGAAAATACAAGATAGTAAAGAATATACCTACTGACTTCTTTTCCGACGGTGAAATAGATTTAAAGTCGTATTTTAAAAAATCAAATTCATATTTTATTAATAACAAACATGACCATGAAAGCACTTATTTTGAATCTGACACTTATGAGATGGATGATGATTATGTATTCACCAATGAATGTGTAACCAAAATGAAAAGTACATCCACGAAAAATCATAATGATTAACGAGCTATTTACACTAGTATCATATTAAACTAAATCAATATAAAATGAAGAAAGAATTTTTAGCCATTATCATGTTGGCTATGTTGTTTGCCTTATCACTTCTTACTAGTTGTGGAGAGGATAAAGATAGCATTCCCACCAATCATGTTACAGAAGAAACAATCACTGTTGAAAAAATTTTCAGCGAAACAGGATGTAAACCCACTGATGTAAAAAATATAAAAACACTACATTTATATAAAGACAAAGACAGTACGAAATATCTCTACGGTTCAAAGTATAAAGACGAAGTGGAAAGCTTTTGGATTGCACAGTACAATTCATCGGGAGATCAAGTATGGGAAGTTATTAATAAAGATACTGAAACATCATCAAATGCCTATAACCCAAAGCAAATCAATAACGGAAACCTGGTAGTTTCCAATGTTACAAAAACAAGTGACTATGATATCAAAAAGGTGTCTCCAGTGATAATCTCAAAAAACGGAAAGACTAATTACATAAATGTATTTAAGAATTACTACTATACGGATTTATATCCTTTTGATGATTTCTTCTTTTGTGATATTGACCCCATGGAGCTTGCCAAACTACCCTATGCAAAAAAATGGTGTGTTCAATTCAGTAATGACGGGGAAATAATAAACCAAGCTGAAAGCATGAATATTCCCGACGGTAAAGTTCTATGGACAAGTGATTCAACCTATATAAATATGAATCTCTCACATATCACAAGAGGTTCTATTCTTGATGATCCGTATTGGACTTACCCAATCAATTTACCAAAGTATGAAAACTGTGATATGAAAATATCCATGAAAGGTGATGATATAAATGCGATATATTATTTATCGTCTTCAGATAAAAAGGATACATTGACCTATAAGTTATCTTACGCAACAGGAAAAGATGCTGTTAAGACTAAAGGCATATCTATTGATCCCAAAGAAAAAGGGTTAATTATTGGTGAAGAGTTCATCTTAACTCCCATTATATATCCTGAAGATGCAAGTATAAAAGACGTAACATGGAAATCTTCAAATGAAAGTATCGCAACAATAGATGAATCAGGAAAAGTAAAAGCCATAAACAAAGGCGAATGTACAATAACGGCAATAACTAAGGACGGTGGTTTCGAAGCTACGAGTAAAATAAAAGTAACAAGTGAATATGAGGTAAACGGCATATATTTCACAGAGCAAGAGCAGACGATAAAAATTATTCTAGGTTCTAATTATAAATTAAATGCAATAATCACTCCTGCTACGGCACTAAACAAAAACATAAAATGGAGAAGCTCTGACAACAGCATCGTGTCTGTTGATAAGGATGGTGTTGTTACTGGAAATTCGATAGGAGATGCTATTATTACAGCAGAAACAGAAGAGGGAAGCTATAAAGCCAATTGTTATATTTCTATAGTAGATATCAAAGAATATATCACTTTGAACTTTTCTGCAAATATCACATCCTTCATTAATGGTTATGTTACAGGAAATATTTACTCGCAACTAACAAATAATAGTTCAGCTACGATTAATGTTACCGGATTAACAGTAGTGGATACAGGTACGCATAGAATTATAGCGACAGCAGACAAGTCTCTTTTAGGTGATTTGGGGCCAAACAGCTATTTTAGTATTGGTGGAGCATTTTATTCTGTTTATTATCCAATGTTCATTTGGGAATATGAATATAAAGGGAAGAAATATTCGTCCTCACATACCCTCTTTAAGGATTCTTTTAGCAGTCTTAGAAGTACAACTAATAATAAAAATGGTCTGATTTGGTTAAAACAATAGCTGGGGATATTTCACCCCAGCAAACTGTTAAAATCACCTTGATTTGAAACTAATTTGAAAATCAAGAAATATCAAGCTGTAACAAGCTATTTATTAACAAGATACAAATTGACCACTAATGACTCTTAATCATTGGGTCGAGGGTTCGAGCCCCTCCCGGGTCACAAAAAGCCTGTTATAGAAAGTTCTATGACAGGCTGTTTTGTATTATCTATCCTCCAGATATCCCGATTCTAATAAATTGTTAATCATTTTAATTTATTCTTTTCTGTCACATATGTTACAATTTAAAAAGGACAGATGGTGTACTTTTGTCTCAAATCATTTAATAATCAGTTTATGGAACAGTTACATGCACATGAAGTTCTTTTCATGATGGAAGGGAACAGTTACTCAGAGAGCAGCCTGAGAGCAGCTATCATTAATAAATTCGGTTCGGAACAACGTTTTTATGCCTGCTCGGCCGATAACATGAATGTGGATGAATTAATCGAATTCTTGAAAGAAAAAGGGAAATTCATGCCTATGAATGATGGTTTTACGGTAGATGTCAGCAAGGTTTGCAGTCATTAAATCGATACAAATTATTTTTACCCGAGCCTTTTAAAATACAAAAGCCGCCCTATTCTCACGAACAGAGCGGTTGTTTGCCCACTGAAGGGCTTGGGATACAACGTTATTAGATATGAGGATTAACGTTATAGAGTAAAAAGTATGATTTCACCAATTACATTGAATTTATTGATATACTAGTTAATCCAATCAACAATAAAATCAGCTCGCGGGCCCTCACCAGGACTCTTCGGCTCAATAGGGACTTCCCAGTCCGTTATAAAAGCACCTGTATAATCAGATTTGTAACTCACCTCACGGTCTTTTTTATCTCCATTCGATGAATCGTCGCAACCCCATACAAGTGAAGTTCCACGCTCGCCTGCGCGAACGGCATACATCGATCTCTGTTTTTTTTCAGTCCTTCCCCACGCCAAGGGGAGGATACTAGTTTCAGCCAAAGTCAT